TGGGTGACGGGCGTCGAAAGACACCTTAGTTGTTGCGGCGTGGAAACGCAGCAAGGCAAGGAGCGCAATTTACTTCTTGGCCTGGGATGACGGCTTAGATACCTTCATCTTGATTGGTTTTGGTTTGGTTGATTTTGCTTTGGAGCGTGCGGGTTGCTTGGACTTCTTGGGTTCGACGACGGCAGCGGGCTGTTCAGTAGTTGTGAGTGTCTCAGGATCGTGTTTCTCTTCCTCTGTGGTATGAGTGCCACTTGCATCGCAAGTGGTTCTCCTCAACCCTGGGAAGTCCGAAGCAGCTAGAACCAAGGTTCCATCAACAACGACATCAACATCTCCTGCACTAACGGGCACAATCTCTGCGCACAGAGGAGCGTGGATGATATCTCCAAGGCTCCGTGTTCCCCCCAACCAACGGTTGAAGAGTGCGCGATCGAATGATGGGAAAAGATGCTCAAACTCGGTGTCCATCCAGCCGTTTCCATTGTTGTTGGGAAACTGAACTTCAGCCGGGAATCTTGACCACCAAGGACCAACTCCTGCAGCCGCGGCGTTGCGCCTAACATCGGACAGCTCGACAACTCGCCGGCAAAGCGCTCCAATGACGGGTGTGTTCCCATCAGTGAGAGCGTATCCCCGGGACTTCTCATCCAGCTTCTGGCAAGGAGTGACCCCTTCTGGTAAGCGAACCGTCGTGTGGAATTTGCTGAGTTGCCTCTTGACATCACACATACTGTCAGTGCAACCGTTCCACACCTCGGGAGAATAATAGCGAGCCAAGAAGTTGACCCCTCGTTCCCCCCGGTGTACTTCGGCAGCTTCCAGTACCAGTCCGACTCGTTGAGCTGCCCAGAGGTGGTTCTCCTTGGGCAAGTCAGCTTCCAGTCCATCATCACCAGTGTGGATCCCGAGGGCGGCGAAGGCCTGGTCGGCATCCATGTAGGTTCCAGTTGCATCGCAAATGGTTCGCCTAAATCCGAGGAATGCCGTGTAAGCTGCTCGACAAGTTTGGAAAAAACTGGTAGCAGAACATCCAGAGGCCTGTGCTGAGCCCTGATCGTAGGAAGTGCCGAGTGGCATGTATCCCTTGTTTCCGCTGTTGCGCTTGAGAAGTTCATGTAAGACCGCCCGATGATTGGGATAAGCTCTCATCACAATCATCCGATCCAGCAGCCGCAGCAGGGCGCAGATCGTGCCATCCATCCGACGGTAGTCGGAGGTGTTGGCACGGAGAGCTCTGGAACAAATCTCGGCAACGCGCTCGGCGATGGCCACAGGACTCTTTCCAGGTCCGTACCACGGCTCTTCCTTCAGCATGTCAGACAGCGGGAGGATGAACTGTGCCATGGTCAGCTTGTCAGCATCATTAAACATCGAGATCATGCGAGGGTCCTTCGGACCAGCATATGCTTCGCTCTTCATGAAGCACTTCAGGATGTTCGGGAGGTGCGGACCGTGAACCATGGCCTTCGCGAGCGAAAGCTTTTGGGCAGGGCGGGTCTGGCGATCGACAATCGTATCGACGCAGGCAGGCTCCAAAACCGTGTTACCAACGAGGCGTTCGACGAACTCTTCCATCGTAACCATCACGAAATTACTGTGCTTAGGCTCAGGTTTCTTCAGGTTAGTTACCCTACCCTTAACGCACTGGCGTTCACTGGCGGGGTCGATGGCAGGCGCGAAGGCCGCGTGGACAAGAGGAGACATGAAGGCCGTCAACCTAGGCTTCACGCTCTGTTCGTAGTGGTCGGGTTCAAAGGCGTAAACGCGTACGCCCTCTTCAACAGGATAGACGGTGGGTATTACCGGGCCCATTGAGCCGCGGTAAAACTCGGTCAAGACTGCCGCCTCTTGGCGGGCATCCTTGCCTAGCCACGAGGTAGTGGTCGGCAGCATCAGGTTGGTAGTACCTAAGCGTGCGACTGTCCCTACAGCAGCATCAGCGGACGCGTCGGCCGTACAACACAAATGTGTCTCCGGCCTAGCAGTCGTGACCTTCGTCCCGTCCTTGTCGTGCACCCGAAAGCGGATAAACTTCGATCCGTCCTTTAAAGTAGTGACCGGGTCAAACCGTTCGAGTGTGCGACCATCTACGATCCACGAAGCTAACCAGGACCAGCCCCACGACCAACTTCGGAGCGGTGCCAAGAGGATCAGCTGGCGGCTGAATCCTACCTGGCGCCGCTCTACGGCATAGGTCGTGAGGCCTGTCAAGAAGCCAAGGGTGTACTCCTTTGCGATTAACGAATCGGCGGAATAATCCCAGAGAAAGTGCTGATACGTGCCCCCACCGGCAACGTATGTCTTAAGCTCGCCTTTGGCCGTGAAATAGAAGCTCGTATCATCTTCACCTGCAACCGCAGCAACGCTGGGTACAACAGTGTAAAGGATTACAACATTCTGGTTCTCGGCAAGATAGGCAGGCATGTCCATGTAGTAGTCCACGTCTGTGATCTGTACTACGTCAGCATCTAGCTTCCTGTCATTGCGATTAGCAACGTTCGTGTCCTTACTCCAGTACGTCTGGCGGCATCCCGCGCGCCCCTTGCGTTGGTCGGCCTTAGACATTTCTACACAATATGTCCGGGTCCCAATACTGAGGGCTAGAGTGTTTGTAAAAGCACTCGCGGAAGTCCGTAATCCAGCCGCATGGGCATGGGTATGCCCCTTGACAACATTGACAGGGGGTAACACGGTTGATGTGAAGGCGTCACGCGCGACATCGGTCTCAATGACCGGTGTGCGAGATCGTTTCTCCACGAATGAAGACAGCGCTCTGCGCATGTCCCCACTCTGTGCCCATTTCGCGATCTTAACGGTACTTGTGGTAGCGCTAAGAATTACTGCAATAGTAACGAAAACAGGCATAAT